CAATGTCTGTGAGAATTGAAGCAACGCTGCCGGATAGTTTTTGCAAGGCCTGCATAATCGTATCGGTAGCAGCAACGGCAACGTGAGTAGTTCCAGCCACAAACCCAGTAAGTAATGCACCAACTGTCCGGGCTAATGTCCAGTACTTATTAGTACTTCCCTCTGGCACATTGTCTGTGGTGCCAGGACTTGCTACAAGTTCAATGTATGTCGACCCGCTCCACCTGTATTGAGCGTTTGTATCCAAGGCGATGTAAATCTTCCCTGTCTCGCCTGTCCCTGGGAATGTAGCAAGATTTGCGTATTCTAAAACATCATCTACATACGAAGGCAGATATACAGAATCAATCAGCGAACTTGAATTAAGCGGAACTACACCATTTGCAGCGCCCTTTTCAGTTGTTGCTATCCTTGCGCCAATCGCAGCCAATTGAGCTGTTGAAACTGGCTTATTAGCATCTGAAGTATTATCAACCTGGCTTAATCCCACTGCAATTTTATCAAGCAGGGCCAAGGTCTTATTCCCTCTAAAGTATTCCGATGCCAGTCCGGTTGGTAACAAATCCTCTTTGTCTGATAGCGCTGAATTAACAGCTGATTTACTAGGTGCTACGGTTGTGCTTGCAGTTAAGTTATTCTCAACTTTTGCATCAGCATAAGCATTTGAGGCGGTGTTATTAGCGTTGTCACCTGTATTGCTGCCCGACAAAGTAGTAATACCTAAAGCAGCACGTATCTCCGCGCCTGTCATTGAACCTCCGCCACCACCACCAGAATTTCCGTCAGCTCCAAACCCAATAACATAGTATAACTTCTGGCCCTGGTTATCTATGGTAAGGATGTTTTTTGTATCCTCATCATACCAAGCATTGGCAGGAAAATAAGTGTTAGTGCCAATGATTGCTGGGTTAGGCATCGAAAGCTGAACGGTTGTAAACTCCAAAGCTCCATGCTTCTGTAAATACGTTCGTCCATCAGCATCACCAGGTACAGGATCTGTGTCCCATGTTATAATCAAAGGATCATCAGAAGCTTCCAATGTGCCTGACGTTGGTGTGCCTGACGAGCCCCCAGTATTTTTAGCGCCAATAACACTCCATGTTGCTGTGCCTGGCACTACATAGTCAAACGGGAAAGTATTTGCCTCTACTTGACTAATGTAATTTTTAAATGGTGCATTGGTATCAACAACAAAATCTCCCAAGTCGTATGTTTCACCAGAATCATAGGGAAACTTATATGGACCAATATGCTCCCATTCACCAGGACTTGTCTCAGGCGTATTGCCTAAATTTGCATTAACAAGCGATTTGTAAACGTGATACCCGCTGCCTCCAAGGTTTCGCCATACATAAATATCAGTAGCGTACGAAATAACATTGTTCCACTCATTTGGAGCGCCATCAACACCGGTATAATGCCAGGCAGTTTCACCAGTACCATTTAAAGTAGGTTCAGTTATGTTATTTACAATTTCAGAACGAAATAAATACTCAGTTCCATCTATAATATGACTTCTGTACTCATTTAATCCAGTAGGCTCTCCTTCAACCCATGGCTTTAAAACACTGCCACTGGTCGCAATATCTAACTCGCCGCGTGTAATTAGCGATAGTGGATCGCTCAAGTCATAAGCACCACCATATCTAAGAGGGTTTTTTACAGTAATAAACCCAAGCTTACTAAGAATGGTGTTTACCTGAAATTTAAAAGACTTTAAATCGTGCTTACTCATAACATGACTTTAATGATATTTGTCATAAAATTAGTTAAAATTATTCATTTTCGTTCATATTGGTCACAAACCATGTAGCTAATGATGGCTGCATGTTATTATGAGCAAAACCTTTACCGAAAGTTCCAACTGGCTTATCAAATGGACCAGACCTATTATAACCAACCCCTCCCCCATATTGATTGTTGTCGATGCCACCAACTCCCTGCCCCATTACGGTAACTACAGGCAATTCATCCTGTGTTAACGTATGTGTCTTTTCTCCAAATACTTTTTTGGCCTCATTTAAATTCGGGTCTGTAGGGTCTACTCCCACCGGAGCTAAACCGGTGTAATTAGTGCTGCCGTTACGGCCATCAGCTATAACCCATCCTACCCATTTCGTATTTTCCCTACCCAGGCCTGTTGCAATATCGAAGTCAAGATCAAATTCACCAGGGAAAGTTTCGACATACATAATTGTCGCGTTCTTACCAAGATTGATAACAGGTGCTGGGTTCGGATTGTTACCTATACTTACCGGATCCACATCTGTCTGCAGGTAAATAAACTGAATATCAACATCTACATCAGGACCATCTAAGCCGGTCACATATACTATTGTTGTGCCGGTAAACCAATATGGGACGGTCTGTATGAATTTTGCATCGTCAACATCGAACTCCCCTATTTCATCCCCGCCTGGTGTAACTCCAAATTTTACCGTCAAGTCACCAGCAGGACCTCGTTTAGTTATTAATATCTGTTCAAGCAGGGATGCCGACTTGAATACTCCCGGTACATTAAAGTTGTCCGATTTGTTGAAATGATCTGATCGTTGAGCCATTGGATAAAAAATATTGTCCTCATCTTCCGAAGGGACTGTTTTATACTTGGTGAAATTATTGTTCGCAGGCTGTATGTCTATGCTCGCCCCAGCGAATGAGTTATCGTCATTGGTTGAAATCTCGTAGTCACTACCTTCTACAATCTGGTAGTAGATGTTATTATACTTTACCTGGTCAACAGATTGAATAAAATTAACCTTGTCAATAACCCATGGCGGCAACCCTACCCTGTAGCCAAGATAGAATTTGAACTTCCTGAATGGCGTAGCGCTCAACAGTGTTGAATTTACGCTTTGATCGACATAAATAGCCCGATTGTTACCAGGCGAATAGTCTTTTATAGCTGATTCTACCCTGAAATTAAACACTATACCAGTTTCAAATATGACATCTAGGTCATTCACGCTGTTTTTATATTGCAGAAGTAGCGTATTTTCCTGGGTTTGGCTTACACATATAGGCTCAGACATGATTAGATGCTCATCGTCATTTTCATCCGTATAGCTGAATTCTGTGTAATATTTGCCAACAGGCAAGGTAATAAACTCAAATTCCAGCTCATAAACCTTGAATGTCTGACCTACTATGACTGTAGGTTTTTCGGACCATGAAGCAGTTCCTATAATGGCATCAGTAACAATGTCTCTGAATAGTAGATCCGTCGGTTCAAAATCCGACACTATCTGGAGCCTTAACACATCTGATACCTGCCACTTCTGGAAATAGCATTTAGGGTTTTGATAACTCAATACCTGGTCAACAGCGAAATTACCGTCAAAGCTATTGTTTATGTTTGACGTGTCAATAAAACGTAAAGGGTTGAGTATTGCTATATTGAACATCTATGTTAAGTTTAGAAGGTTATTGTCTGGGGTTAATAATAATTCGAGTTCTTGCTCTGTATTCCTGGCTATATCGATTGAAGCATTTAGGATAAATCCCTTTAGGGTAACTCCTTTCCACACAAAAGATATGTATCCGAAGGGCATGGTGTCAAACAGAATCCTGGCCCCAAAAGGTAAAGAGCATGAAATTGTTGCCAGGTGGGGGATAAAATATTTTTGAGGTAATGAAGAAACCTGTATGTTTTCGTTCTCCTTAACCCCTACACTATCAATTACTGTTCGTAATTCAGCATTCTTTTCCGCGCTGGCAAAGTTTATATAATACCCATCCATTTTGTCCAGGACGCTTCTTAAATAAGCGCCATGCCTTAATAGGTTTTTCTTGGGGGTTATTCTTAAATTGTAAGACCCGGCACCAACTCCATCTGGCAATCCGGTTACACTTTGGTATGACGAACCTAAAATAGGCCGGTACAATTCCCCGTCCTTGTAACAGTCTATAATGAATGTGTCGTTATCACTGCTTGTGTCGTTGGATTTTTTTGGAGCATCGGTTTTCTTAATGTTATAGTCTACCCGCATTTTTTCTATGCCGTATTGATCTGCCCTGGCTTCACTTACCCAATCCATTGTAGTTTGAACCCTGGTTATTGGCCATTCCCACTCCTGACCTGAATTGTATTCCTCAAGGCCGTTCTTTTCGTCTGTATTACCGTCATCATAACCAACCTTTGCTCCACTCGCCATGTACGATTCCGCGCATTTAATGCGGCATTTTGATACCTGGCCTACATTGCATATTTGCAAGTTACGGGTAAAGTACGACCTTAATTCAAGTCGAATAGCGTTGTTTTCCACCCCTAATCCTGTGTCATCGATGCTATTTAGCGTCTGAAATAATTGTTTAAGTGAAAACTGTATTTTGGCGTTCTCAATCTCACGTATAGCGTTTCCAGACGTAAATATTAAGTTCTCCCATGTGGTGGAAAGCAGGTTAGATATTGCCTCAGTGCCTGGTGTAACCCTGCGCATAACTCTTTTGAAGAAATCAGCAGCTTTTATCCCCTTGCATTTTGACGGGTCTGATACAGAATTGTAACCTGCAGTGAAGCTTGTAGATTCTGAAATTGTTAGCCTGTTGCTACCGGTTCCGTTCGTCCTGAAGTAGAGGAACAGCTTCTGGCCGGCAGTCATGTTTATGGTCTTATCAAACTCCACGTCATAACTACCACCTACACTTGCTGATGGATCGGAATATATAGTTTCTACAGTAGTATTCGTTTGGTCCTTAATTAATATCGCAAACCCAGGGCCACCATTGAACAGGAAGTAACTGCCCTTTACCCGACCTTTTATTGTTACCTGTTGGTTTCTTGTAGCACGCAGAAACCAGTTTCCACTATCAGCAAATGACGTATCTCCTACAGCCTGAAATGATGTGCTTTGAGACTCAACAAATCCGGATTGAAAAGACCCTGATGTGATAGATACCTCTGGAATAAACCGATTTTGATTAGGGCCTGACGGAGTAAATATCCAGTCAGCACTTTCATTGAACTTCACGCCGGGAAGTTCCATTGTAACCACGTCATCACCTATAAGATCATATTCATATTTGGTGTTTTCATAAGCTTTGATACGCTCAGAAACTCCTGACTGCATAAGTGTAACAATGAATTTGTCTTTTTCGTCATCTGCCTTTGAGAAATCTATATCACCGATAAAAGCTGTTTCGTAAGCAAGATTTGACCTGTTTTGCTGCTTAACTTCAAATACTACTCCGGCCTGAACACCTTTTGAATAATATGCCCTTCTGAGTATGGAAGCGCCATCCAACACGAATTCTAATGGAAAGCCAAATGTTCTGATCAATCCAAAGTATGATGCGTCACGTTTGTATGATACTTTAGAGTTGTTATCCCAGCCGTCTGGAGCAAAAACAATCTCTGTAGTCACATTGTCTACTGTGAGGAAATACCGAAAATCATGTCCTAAAACCTCGTTCATTAGCTGAAATTTCTACTGATGTAATCACTCATGTTATATACCTGTACTATCGGTGGCTTTGCTTGCTTTTGTCTTGACAAGGCTTTTTCAATCCTAGATGTACTGTTTCTTTGCTCCATAATAAGCCTGTCAATATCAATATTACCTGGCCCAATAAAAGTCGAACTCAATTGAGGTTTAGCGATCATACGCTTTAACTCTGGTCCGCTGATAATTTGAGTCCCGGCAGAAACATGCGTCAATGTTGGTTTATTCGGAGTTAACGAAGTGGAACCGTCAGGATCTATCCTCAATTCGTGTTCGTATCCATCACCTACCCATGCAAGCCCTGAATAGTTATCGCTTTTCTTTTTACCATCTTTGTACTGCGGGATTGGTGTAGCCAGAACTGCGGCTATCTGGACTGCTCCTATAGCGCCCTGTGCAATTGCAAGGGGAATTCCTATAGGCCATCCAAATTCAGCATAGGTTTTCATTATAGCCTCAGCAGTACTCATCCCAATGTTGGCAATACTCATAGCTTTTTGGAACCTAGCTTTTCTTTGATCTATCTCCCTTTGACGCTTCTCTAAAGCTTCTTTATTTGCTAAAGCGGTAGCTTCTATGACAGCAATTTTATCGGCTTTCTCCTGCTCTGTGAGTAGACTGTTATTTACATTGTCAATTTCTATCTGTTTACGCTTCTCGCCCAGATCAATTTCATTTTGAATTCTGTTCTTGTCGTTTTCAAACGTACCCTCTACTATAGATACTGCCAGATTGGAAATCTCTGTTTGAAATTGTTTCTTTTTGTCTGCAAGTTGCTTGTCAACTTCCGCACGTCTTTTGGCGTTTTCTTCCTCAGTTTTTGCTACCTTATTATTGTCCGCAATCAACCCTTTAGTGACATATTCGCTTGCCTCAAGTTTAAGTTTAGCTAGTTTCTTTTCATATTCAGCGCGCTGATCAACACTTAACGACGAAATATTTAATAGTTCTTCAGTTTGTCTAATTTCCTCATTGATATATTTAAGGAAATACTCCTTTTGAAGTTGTAGCCTTAATTCTTCATGCTGCTTTTCGCTAATAGTTCCGTTGTTATACGCTTGGTTTAATAATTGGAGTTTTAATGATTCTTCATTATTAATTGCATTTAGTACCTCTTGATTAGCGCGAAGCCTTGCTTTCATCTCGTCGGATAACTGATCTTCCATCAGTTTTTGGAGCATTTCTCTCCCCTCGGCCCTAACATCCTGCAACTGCGTTTGCCTCTGTTCTTCAAGAAAAACTATCTTGTCTTTATTTCCTTTGGCTTTCTTTAGTTCTCGATCATAATTAATACGGACAAGTTCTTCACTCTGGTTAATGTAAACATCTAATGTGGACAATCTTAACTCGTAAGATTCTTTTTCATTGTCTATAATCCTTTTTGAAGCATCTTTAGTGCGTTCTACCCGTTCGCGCTGAGCATCAAACTCCGAAGTGTCAATTTTCCCTTTTCCCTTTTTATTTTTACTGTCGAACTCCCCGCCAAAAAAGTCTGCAAATCCTGATGCTTTAGCAAGTTTTGCCGCTTCAGTCTGAAGCTTTTCAAATATCCCCTTTAGTGTATTTTGTTGGTTTTCTGCAGCCGTAGCCAGCTCCTTTGTCCTCTCTTTGATTAAAGTCTTTGTGACGCTATCATCCTGAGTAAATGCAGCTTTTAATCGTTGTGCAAAGCTTAAATTTTCAATTTTTTTATCTCCAGGAGCCCCTGTAATTGCCAAATCCTTTTCCCCTTGGGCTCGGACCTTTTCGGCTTCAAAAGCACTTTCTGCGGCCTCTTTTAGTGCTAATTGTGCAGCTGCTTTAAGCAGGGTAACTTTTATGTATGCTTCAGCATTCTTATTTAAAGCAGCCTCAGCATCATTTAGGTTTGTAACCTCACCAGTTGTTTTTCCTATCGTTTCATTATATTGATTTAATACCTTTTCTTTATCTAGAAATCCTTCCTTAGCTAGCTTTATGTTAACTCTGAGTTCTGAAACATTCATTATGGCTTCCTTGACCCCGCTATCTTTCATAGCTTCGCCTAACAGCCTTTGTCTTTCGGTAAACTCATCCAATGCTTTTGTACCCTGAAATGTTGCCGATATAAAGTCGCCAATTTCTTTTCCGTAAACAGTTAGCAATGTAATCCCTACACTTAGAGCGGTGCCCCATGAAAACACAGACGCCGCCAGCTGCTTAAATAAGCCAGGCACTTTCTGACCTTCTGCCCTCATCGCTTTAATTTCCGCCTGAGTCTGCTTTATTTGGTCAAAGAATATAGGCAAGTTATTGGATAGCGCCATAAATCCTGTCTGTACGCTATAAGTAAAGGCAGGGAACTCTCTTGTTAATTGGTTTACTGAGTTGGTCAACCCATTAAATCCACTTTTGTAGTTGCCTACATTTCTTTGATTCTTACCAAGAACTGCATCAATTGCTTTTAGTCTAGCGTCCAGTTCAGATACCGATTTCGCCGCTTCTTTAAACTGCTTACTGTTCTCACCGTAAATTATCGCTAAATCCTGCGCCCTTTTACGTTGCTTTTCCAGTTCATTTGAAAGTATCGTATACGGGCGGCTATTATTTGCTATCTGCTCTGCTGTTTTTTTATAGGCCGCCTGCTTCTTTTCTTCGGCTAATATTTCTTTCTTGCTTGCGTTCTCAAGCTGCTTGGCCTTTTTTTCTTGCAGTTGCTGCTCTTTTTGTATCTTCCTTTCAAAATCTGCAGCCGCCTTTGTTCTAAAGTTTGCCAGCTTATCCTCCGCCATCATACGCTCAGCTGTCAATTTCTTTAGGCGCTCTTCCAGGATAGCGATTTTTTTCATCAATTGTTCAAGATCCGAAAACGTTTTAACGCTTGCCATCGATGCCCCAAATTTCTGTGCGTTAAGTATGTTCTGTACCAGGACTTCATTAGTTGCTTCCAGCGCTTTCTCAAGCTTTGCAATCTGGGCATACGCCGCCTCACTAACTAATTCATTAATTAACTGTTCGTTGGCCATTTGGTGTATTTTCTAAATTAAAAGCCTTGATATCTTTAACAAACTCCATAACTGAGGTTGTTTTTGGGTCGATTGCGAACTGGTTGAACCGGGAAATCTGCCGGATTAAACCATAGAAATCTTCTTCTGTGGTTTCGCTTTCCGCTCCTTTTATCTTTGAATATTCGGCCTCAGCCTCCTGCTTCTGCAGCACGTATTTTTTGGATGATGATACAACCCTTCTCAGGTCGTCATTCAACGACTCAGGGGTAAACTTGTACCTGAACCCCATGCTAACAAGCGCATCACAAATACGCTTATCATATGAATGGCTTAAAAACTTTAAGCATTCGTTAATGACATTCAGCTTGTGGCCCAAAACGGTAATTTCCTTCACCAGGGAGAACAAATGCGCGCTTCTGGGATTGCCGGAAATCGAAGTGTATTCTTCAAATATCCTTTCCCAGATAGATTGCAGGTCAGCTTTAGAAGTTAAAGCTGATTTATTCTCAGCATACAGCCAGTTTAAATCACCGTGTACAACTATTTTAATGAAGTTGTACAATGGAAGCTCACTGCATGAGTTGTATGTTTTACGCGTTCTTATCATGTGAATTTAAGCCCTGTTTTTCCTGTAATGTATTTCTGAACTGCTGGCAATATTGTGTCAAGGGAGTAAGTCTTTTTACTATCCTTGGTTAAACCGAATATTGTATTTCCGTATTGCTTTTTAAGCTTATCTGACTTTGAGTCCTTACTATCAAACTCGAATGTGGTTTTTGTCACATCCAGCGTAAAACCATTGTAGAAATCTTTTTTGTCAGATAAATCCACGTATCCAAAGCCAGGCTGTGGGTTTTTCCTGTTTTTGTACTGAGCGTAATACTTGTTTTTATACTCCCCTATCTTGTTGCCATCTGCCTTAAGCCCAAATTGAAACATCTGAAGCTGGTTAAGTAGTATTGCATCTGCTTTGGTCCTTACGATAATATCCGGGACAGCCGATCTTAGGTCAACTGTTTTAACTTTATCTAAAAGGCCCTGTATTGTCATTGTTGTAAGCTTTAATCAAAGATAGTAATTTATGACAATATTGATATATGTCATATTGTTATTATCGTATCTAGACACAGAACCCATGGAATAACATTTCTCCGAAGTTTTATATATTTGGGAATGTTTATATCAAAGGCTGATTGGGACGTAATAAAGTGCTTATATGATGCAGGCAGTATCAGTCCTGAAAATTTAATGAGATCATTTACTGAATCTCGTTCTAAAGATATAAACGAGTCAATTATCTATTTAACAAGAAAAGGTGTAGTAAATTATTTTTTTACATTTGGTTCTTATAGGGGTAATTCTTCTTATAATTTAACCAGTTATGGGACCACTATCGCTAATAGAGGTTTCTTTAGACACAATTTACTACATTTATTTTCCTTACTGAATATTTACAATCCATGGATACAAACTATAATTTCTCTAATAGGACTATTTATAGTAATAAAAAGCTGTTAGCCAAAAAGCCCCTACTCATTGGCAGGGGCTTTTCTTATTTTTCTTTCTTAGGCTTCTCAATAGCCTTTTCGTCCTCTTTGGGCGGTGAAATCTTATTCCACTCAGCTTCAAGGTCATTTAATGGATAGACATTTTTAAAGTGTTCCAAAAACTTAGTCTTTCCAACCTTTTTAGCCCATTCTTTATTGAACCCAATTTTTGCAGGTTGCGGCTTCATTACGCTACAGTTACAGCTATACCTTCGTAACCTTCTACACCATTGCCGGCCAGAACGCTAGGGGCCGCTGTGTTTACAACAAATGGACCAGCTGCGTTGTAATCCGGATCGGTAGTATCCAGTGTAAACAGGAATGAGCCTGTGTTGGCATCCTTAGCTACAGAAGTGATTGTTACAGCATTTCCCAGCCTGGTAACCACAAAATTTGTATCGTCAGCCAGTTCATCACCATAAATAGAGTACAAATCAGTACCTGCACAACCAGTAGTGGCCCTTAGCCTGAATACTCCTGCAGCGCGTGGCGCAACCAGTGAGAACACGATGTTCTGCAGGCCGTTGATAGCCATCAGATCAGCTACATTCAATGAGATAAAGCCCAAGCCGCTGTTAATGTAGGCAGGATTGAAGCTCAACCTGTATGCAAATAAAGCAACGTTAGCTCCGTCATTGAATTTAAACGGTGCGGCATAAAAGTAATCCAGAGGAATACCTTTTAAGCTTGTGCCAACCTTTGTGCCAAACAGGACACCTGCAGCGTCAAAGCCAATATAACGGTAGTTACCACTATTGAACTTCTGAAGCGCGTTGTTGATGCAGTTCCCGCCTTTGGTGTATTGAAACGTAAGGTTGTACTTTCCATCACGTACCGGCACCTGGGCGCCAAATCCAAAGGTTTGTAAAACTACGTCCTCTGAGTTGTCCGTCATTGTAACAGTCTCCGGTAGAGGGTAAATCCTTAACGCTGGGTTATCATTGTTTACAGCAGCAAGAATTGCAGCAAGAGCCGCATCTTTACTGGCCAGTTGAGCTTCGGTTAACTCGAAGGAAGCAGGGACAAGAAATCCCCCTACAACGTTCTTCAATGTCAACGAGCAATCAGCAATACCGGTATTACCACCGGCCGCTGAACATACTATGTTATTTAAAATGCTCATGTTTTTAGAATTAGATTGCCGGTTTAGGGCAATAGTTTTCGTTAATTTTTAATCTCAAGTTCTCAATCTCTATGCAATCAACCCAATCATTGAATATATTTGCCTCGTTCCCAAATAAGCCCTGTTTACCCCAGTAATACCGATATGTAGCTCTGTGTGGTATCCGTGTTGGTGAAACAAGCTGAAACAAGTCGCCTCTGTACCCTATCTGCCTCATCAACTCCAGGTAAATAGGAGTTAACACTGGCTTAAAGTTCAGTAAGTCTCTTTCCTTTGCCGTGTGGTTTGAATCATCACAGGCCCTTATAACAGCCATGTGAATCGTAGCTTCACCATAAATACCAACATCAACGCCCCTACTCATGGGCATATCCAGAAAGAAAGCCACCAAAGGATATTTTTTAAACTTTGCAGTGGCTCCCTGGTCATATTGAGTAAGCGTGTTAATGATCTCCAATGGATGTCCGTACTCATAATGCACACCAGTTATACCTGCATCAAATTCCTGCAACTTCGGCAACAATTTGTCCGAAACAGCCTTAACTATTGGAATGAATTCCTCATGCAGATATATTTCCTGTAGTTGCATTATATGTCGTGGGTGTTTTTAAAGTAATAGATCTCACTAACTGGGCAATGTCGCCACCAATACACATAACACCTCCAATATGGCCGTACGTAATAAGGGTAGGTATCAGTTGAAAGATCAAATAACCGGGCTTTTACTGCCATTTTATTCCATGCTTTCACCTGTTTACCCCAATTTGATGCAGGCACACTGTTTTCATTCTTAGGCTTAACTTCTCCCGGCCTTGACGTAAGTGTAGTTAAATTATCCATGTACCAATAGTATACGTAACACACTATCATACGCTTCAAATCTGTTTCATCGCGCAGGGCCAGCCATTTTGGGTCAATAGGCAAATAAGTAGGGGGATTGGTTGGTGGATCCACTGGTACCAGAACCAGCCCCTCTACAAATTCATTCGACAATTCTTCCCCTAACAGAAGCTTCAAAAACTCTGGTTCATATTCATCTATAAACCATTGCAAATTTTCACGTGTACCTGGATTGTCCAGCCCCGCTATTAGTTGCTCACCCTTAAAGTCTGTGTAGGTTATGATTGACATAGCTGTTTTCTATTTTCTGTACAACAGATATTTATTATGCACACTGACCTGTGTCCCGGTTGTCGTTGTAATGACTCGCCAGTATAACGCTGGGTTTGAAGTAAGCGAAACCACAGCTGTAGCGGTTGCATCCGTCAAAGTGTAAGTGTTGTACGTAAACCATTGCTCACCTGAAACTGTTGACAGCTTGTACTGAAGAACGATAGTTCCGGCAACAGTGCCTGAAGTTTTCGAAATGTCGTACTTAAATGTAACGGCTGATCTGGATTGCGGGATGGTTACCGAAACCGTGTCTGTTGCAGCGTTTGTAAGGGTTGTTGGTCCTTTGATCCTGCCTGCATAATCCTGCGCATTCACCCCCACTATGGAGGCGAACATGAGCGCAATTGATAATATCAAGACTTTATACATCTTTCTTTTTGTTTTTAGGATTGGGTTTAACTTCTGTTTTTTCGGTGTCTTCTGCGGCCTCAACAACACCACTTTTGATACATGCCAAAGCAGTTGAGTCAGGCATATCAATGATATCCCCTTCTTTATAGTTGCCAAACTGCTTTTTAATTACCCTAACTTCCATAGCTATACCTCCGCTGAAATTGCAGCTTTGATCGTTGCAATATCATCGTAGATGAACGCTTGCTGATCAAGCTTTTTAACGAATGCATGGAACCGACTTTCTCCCAGGATAACGAACTGATTTTTTATAAAATCATCGTTAATCCAGCCAATTTTTACAACATATCCAACATAGTCAGAGACATTGTATTTGCTCATATCTGCAACGAATATCTTTCCAGCCGGAATCATTTCGTCAGGAATGATAGTTACACCACCGATAACAACACGATTAAATAAACTGGCTTGAGGATATAAAGGCAAACCTCTTTCGTCTTTAGCTGAAACAAGTTCAGTGAAAAAGTCAACAGGATTAACCATAACCAAAGATGGCAGGTAAGGCATTTCGTCTTGATAGTTATGAGTAACATAAACATCAGTTAAAGATGCATTTACAACATCCATAAAATTAGGGAACCTAACTTTATTCGCCATTGAACCAGCCACAAAAGCACGACCGTATAAAGTGGCTCCCTTAGGTTCTTCACCAGTTCCAGTTCCAAACAACACAGCACGCTGTTTTTTAATGTCGTGCTTATCCCTCAGATAGCCTAAAGCGATTGATTGAAGTCCAGGAATATCTTTAACCGATTCTTCAGTTAAATGCTCCCATGCTGCAATTTTTACCGGAGTTGCGTACCTGGTTTCGATCTTGAAATCTATTTGAGGCTTAGGCGCGCCCTCAGCAACAAAACCGTAATCACCATCTTTAGGGATACTTTCTGTATACGGATACGCTGCAAGCGAAGTGTTAAACCTGTTTACAAGTTCGTTTACAATTGTGTTCCTCAGGTTCACTCTAGAAGGAGGGGCCATTTGAACACCTACCAACGCAGGTATACCATCAGGGTTAGTTGCAGATCCGGCGGTTCCGATAACGCCTGCAGCGGTAACGGTTGCATCACCAGCGGTTAATGCGCCTACGGCTTTAACTTCAAACGAAACTGTACCATGCCCGGCTTTACGAAGTCCTTTGATAGTTTCAAAGTTTTCAACAATAAAGTCGTTTACAGCTTTTTCAAGGCTTGTTGTTGCCGATGTTCTTCCAGATTCAACAGCCTGGTTGGCTTTCTCTTTAGCTTCGTTAACTTCGGTTTTAAGGCCTTTGATTTCTTCTGCCTGAGCTGTAATTGTTTCATTTAAAGGCTCTAATGCCTTATCAAGGGATTTCTTAGCCTGATCGGCTTCGTAAGTTCTTTTATCTTCTGCATACTGATCCCTTTCAGCCGCAGTCATCTTACTTAATTCATCTTCTGTTTTGTACTTAAACATCTTAGTAAAGATTTGGGTTAAAAAATTTGTTAATTGGCTGAGTGTCTTTCGACGGGTCATATACATCTGAAGGTGATTGCTCGGACTTCATGTTGTTTTCAAGTGTTGGGGTAACATAGTTGCTACCGAATAGTACTGCTGATATCTCCAAAAGCTTAGCTTCCAGTACAGCCCAGAAGTATCCAGTTTGGTCTGCTACTTCATTATTTACTATAAGAGGATAATACTTATCCCAGTTCTCCTTTTCCTCTTTATAGTACTTCTCTTCAGAATTAATGCAAAGGACAACATCAACATATTGCATCCCTACTGAGTGGTTATTAACCCACCCGTTTTTATACTGGTCGAACATCAAAGGATTCCGTGATGACTTAACTAGGGCATCTGCGATCAAAGCCTCCGTGTCACCTTCGAAACTTTCACCTAAGTCTTTCCACGGCATAGTTTTGACATAAACCTTTGAGTCGCTCGCTATAACCTTGTCAAACTCACGCTTATGCTCCTGTAGAAGAACCTTTTTATTTGAAGCTTTAAGCGTTCTTTTCCAAAGTCCATCAACATGGAGATCCCTATGGCTATCCAATAAGTTGGTTGTATTGCCTACTACTCTAATTTTAAGCTCAGTAGGGTTATCCAATACAGCGTCATTACCTTTAGTAACTACTCCCTTTTCTGTAACATCGTCAAACAGCAGGCAATCAAAGCCATCTGTAAACTTTACAGCCGACTTTTTCAACATAAGAAGATTAGACTTCTCATCTTTCATAGCCTTGAACATTTGGCTCTGGCTAGGAAAACTTTTATTTAACTCATGGCAAAAAATCATTTCTGTATAGGTTTATTTACATACTTCATCTTATCCTTCACGGAATCCTTTATAGGGCCGTCAGGCAGCTTGTCTTTAATTTGTTGCAGCTTGTCCGTTGTTGTTGCTGGTCGTTGATCTTTTTGCTGGCTCATAATCTAGTTCCGTAAATTCAGTGTCCAAAAAGCTGTTTATCTCTTCCTCTTTTACCCCAGCTTTCATAAGGTTTAATAGCGTATCAGATTTGATTTTATCTGTCTCCGCCTTACGTTTAGCAAATACCTGCATAAACGAAAGATGGTCCCAGGACATCAGTATTGTTTTGTTTTTATAACCGAAACGCTTGTTAAAGGAATTCATCAATTGCTCTCCGGCCGGGCTAAGTGTATACTCTACATGGGCACCTCTTGCCTCCTGTTGGTTATCATAGGTTGCTCCTTTAAGACTGGCTTCCAGAACATCGCGAGGTATTCCGAACTCAGACCCTATCTTAAAATAGTCGTCCCAATACGATGCATCTAAAGCCCCTATAACATCTGCTCTTTCAACAAATCGCTTTATATCGATCATTGACTTAACAGCATGAACGACTTTACGACTATTCATTTTCGATTCAATATCTTGCTTCTCTTGATCGCCTAGTGGGGTCTTTGTGACATCTTTAGGGTCTGCCTGTCCGGCGACCATGTACTTACCTAAATACCGAACATTTATGTTTTTGCTTTTTACACTTGCCTTTGAGTTAGAAATTATTTCATAAAGCGCATCAATAGTACTGCGACCCTTGAACCAGTTGCCTGTACCGTTAGATAAGTCTGACACATGCGAAATCTTACCCCATTTTATTTTCTCTTGAGCTGTATTACCTTCGTAAGTGTAAGTTATCTCCTGATCGTTTATCATCCTTTCGGCTTCCTTTGAAAATATCAGTCGATCTTTGTATTCCCTCAACTTATCTGGGAATTGAATTTTGGACGAATCAAGGAAGTATAGCTTGTTGCTTTCGCTTAATACGCTGTCGCTGTCTACATAACAATAAGCATTACCAATCATCTTCCAGAACATATAATCCCATAGAAATTGGCTCCGCTGCTGAAAAGGATTAGGATTATTGATTAAATCAAGAAATGGATCATCTTCAATAGATTTCCCTTTCCTGTACACATAAACCTTTCCTAAGGAAAACATATCGCATTGAAGTTTGAATACCTTCAGTACAGCCGGATTATTGAATACTACTCCTATTTTAAGGGCGTCCGTGGAATACTGACCGAAGTCTGAATTAGGATCAAGTATAAAGTAGTCGTCAGGGCCTGTAACACTTTCGTCTAAGTATTTATTTAACCCAAATATTGAAGCTCCTAAATTCTGAAACCAGTTCAAACCATTTATAATTTATAATTCAAATATATGACAATTATGCTATTTGTCATAAAAGTAAGAATTTTAATTTTAATTGTGCAAACGATTATCCACCTATTAGGATTTCTTCTCGCTGCAGGTGCTGAGCTATATATCTGGCAGGGTCCAGAAGGTGATTGTTTAAATCTTCCGGTTCTTCCTGAACAATTCCATAATTGTCTACCTTCCTGCTGTAGTTTTCCTGTTCGTAGGCTAAATTCTTACTACAGGAAGTGTAATAAACCGTTATATCATTAAGCAAATCAATCCCATCAATTACTGAGCCTGGTGGTTTCAATGCGGCTACTGCATAATCCCACCCTGCCGAACGGAGTGCCAGTATCTTTGATGTCCTGTTATTATCGCAAATGACAAGCAGATCTTTGCTTATTCCGAGTTTGCCAAACAACCATGAAACAATACCGTTCTTTTCTCCGTTCTCGTCCGGTGTGTTTATTTGAGCGAGCTCAACATCTGACATTTTTGCTCTCCACTCGTTTTCACTTAAGTAGTTTAGCTCATGAAGGTATAAGGCATTATCATAACACTTGCTCTCTATGATGCCCCAAGGATGGACTGAACCCCAGTCACAGCCTATAATTTTAGTTGCGTGTATTTTGAGATATTCATCGTAACTGATTTCTTTAAAATGAAATATCCGGTTAGGCTTCTCTGCCTTTAAACCTAGGCCGTATACACTCCAATTGAAAGCAGACGCACTTTTCTTATGTTCATTCTCCCGACACCTGGACAATTCTTTCAATTGCTTAGGAGTGAAACAAAGCGGGTTGTTAACTATGTCATATTCTTTTGCCTGGTTTTCATTTAATACGCCAGAAATAACAATGTCACACATGGATACTGGCTGATAAGATAGTATTTTGCGCTTTTGCTCTATTGGGCAGAATGGGTTGTCCTTAAACGTGCTATGAAGTACAATGGCTCTTGGATCTTTCTCCAGGTCGTCGGACCAATGCCCCATCTTTGGATTTAAGTCCAGAATAACGAAATCAGTTGTTCTTTGATCTATCTGGTCAAACGTGTCCTTACTTATCTTGTAAGGTTCGTTAAACCATGCGCCATCTTGTGTAAGACCATGTACGGTATTTGCATCATCAGTGCCGTGAATTTCAAATGTGCTATCAGTATCATATGTGAAAATTGACTCTGTTTTATTGAATTCTTGGTTTACTTTGTATCTATTAGTTCGCTTAAGGTGTTTTAAGGTGTCATTTAAGACCGTTTTTTTGCAATCTGTTTTAGTATCACGCCATACTGTCATCCGTTTATTCAGGTTAGATCTACAATATGTGTCGTAAACGTCAATCAGCGAAGTAGTTTTACTACTCCTGGATGATCCCTTAAGTATGAAATATCTATATTTCCTGGACCCGTCATCGTTAACTTCATTGATGGCAGCCCAGAGCTGATGAAACACAATTGTAACTTCCAATTCGTTCATTACTCATCATCTTCGTTTGGCGGAATAACACGTATGTTCAGTATAGGAGAATCAGGTTTTTTCTGACTGTTGTCTTTTTCATACTTACCATTGATCTTCAATATCTTTTCCTGGGCATCCAAAGCAGAATACCCCTCTACTTCCAAGCCGTGTGGACCATACTTAAGCTTTTTGATTTTACCCTTCTCCTTGTCGGCTACAAGAAGGTTAACATCCAGCTGCATTTCCTTAGCCAGGTACTTATCGCTTTCCATTATGCGGTAAGCCTTTGGGTTTCGTTCAAGTTCGATTTCCATCCTGACAACCTGAGCGCGTTCAAAATTCAGGCCCTCTTGAAACTTATCAAATGCCTCTCCCTCAAAACCCATCCTATCGCAATACATTTCCTCCCTGAGTATGTATTCGTTTTTCTGTTTAATGACATCTGCCAGCGGAACCTCAATCAAATCAGTCTTAACCACCTTTACCGGTACATAGTAATCGGTTAAATTAGATTGGGCAATGTCGCTGACAAGCTTAACAACTTCGTCACCGGTCAAAACAACCTCTTTCAGCTTTCCTTCTATGTAGGCTTTTACATGAGGTCTATTGTAGATCTCGTAACCTTGCTCTTTCGCTCCCTTTGCCGGGCAACCTGCCTTTCTAGCCGCAAATGCTTTGACTGGCTTAATTAGGTAAGCTTCTGCAAACAGCAGTTCTTTATCACTTAGCTTTATTTGAGTTGTTTCATCCATCAGCTTCAAAATGTGAAGTATTGTGAAGTAATTGCTCAAATATACAAATTATGATTAATATGATATTTGTCATAAATCACCTCACAAAAAATCCTCTTTAATCTTTTTCCTGTACTCTTGGATAATGGCGATGACCTGCAGTTTGTCCCAGTGTATGGTATAGTTTCTCCACTGGTCAAGTTCTTCGACTTTTTCAATCCCGATCTTTTTGATTAAGTTTTCACGATATGGGATAAGATGCCCGGACATGAAGCTGTTGCACTTTCTACATTGACCATGCACATTATTTTCGTTGTATCTAAGAAATGAATGGTTGCCTCTGGAATAGTAATGACCTGCATCCATTTGTCTTAGCGATTTAGGGGTGTTACAGCTTATACAAACGAAGTAACCATCTTTGGCGTCCCTTTTCCTTATGTAAGCATTGAAAGCGTCCTGAGCGATCTCTTTGAGTTGTTCCAGGGATTTATCGAATAGCTTTGATGTTTTCTTGCTTGCTTCGATTTTAATTGATCTGGGAGTCTCTTTTGCGGGCCTGTCAGCTTTACGGTCTGAGCATACCTTTGCCCGGTGCTTTGCATAGTCAATCTTACACCGGCCGGCAGTAAGGAAGGTGTTTCGGTTGCAGTCTATGCAAGGGCCTACTATCGGTTTAATGGTTGAGTTTCTCATAGTTCCTGTCCTAACACTGAAAATATAAGGTTCTGCAGCTGATGAACGTATCTTATTTTTACCATCTCAACATCCTTAAAGTAAACGGTGTAGTAATCATCAACATCGAACTTAATTACTTCCAGGGCTGCTCCTTTAATTTTGTAGCTTACACCTAAAATAGCCCTATCGTTAAGTTCAAACCCAAACTTTACCAGCCATTCTTCGGTTATTGGTATTGGCTCTAGATAATCATAGAAAACGAGTGACTGTGCGACCTCGCCTTTCAAGTTGTATTTAACCCTTGCGCTATTTTGCCGTAACTCTGTAACCACTCCTTCATTGACAAGATTGCCTATTCTTAATTGTTCTGCTTTCATATTATTGTTTTTTAAGTACTACAGTTGTTTCAGGGTTGAGGCCAAGGGAGTAAATGAAATCATCTGGTGTGCCATGTTCAAAAGGATATCCAGTATCTTTCAATCTTGGCAGCAAATCGTTTAACTGATCTTCGATCTCACTAGCTTTACCGAGTAGTTGCCAGTTGCCCGGTGGAATTGGGAATAGGTGTCTCAATTTGTGAGATGGAATAAAGGGCATACTGTAAAACACTTGGTTTCCAATTATGAAATCATCAAACACTATGTCAGTAGCGTCTTTTGGGAACTCGCAGAAGAGCAACTTCTGTCCATCTTGGGTTGTGTAGATGTGCTGTTTCATGGCTTAACCCTTTCTAATGTTTGTTTAAACAGCTTTTTTGCCTCGAACGGCTTACCTGAATATGATGGATCTAAAGCTAAATAAGCCTGTTCTACAACATTACGTAATTCGTCGGCATATCGCTCCAACTCCTTAACCCTCAGCTCGGCTGCTTCTGCCCGGGCTTTGTATTGCTGGGCGTAGAGTTCAGCAATAGCTTGAATAGCTTTATCATCAATGAAAGTTCCATAATAAATAGCATCGTCCCGGTATGCCTGCCAATTTTCAAAATCGTAGAGATGTTTTGCCACTTTATGTTTACACTGATCCACGCTCAGCACCTCTCCGGTGGGTTGTTGTTCTACCAAGGCATACTCAATATCCATCGGGTTAACCTGCTCCCCACTCCATGTAACGTCTTTCTGGTCTTTGAAATCCTCAGATTCATCACCCTTTGTTGACCCGATGTTGAGGAATATTGTTTTTGGTGCGTTTTTCATTCTGTTTCTTTTAGGGTTTGTTTGGCAATTTCCAGTGCTGCCCTATGCATCATTGTTGGTGTTGTACCAAAGTATTGTTTGTTATTCCAATTGATGTTGGCAATCCTCTCCAACCCCTCCCTGAACTTCTGTAGTTTGGATTCCAGTTCGGCAACAGCGACCCTTTCACAGCATAGTATCAAGTCACAGAGCGCTTTGAATTTATCGGAATCTAACATGTCTCTCTCAAAAAGAGCAAATTGAGCGACGTCTTCAGGCGTTATGTTCTTGTCGGCCAGTAGATCGGTTAGTTTTCTATACTTCATTTGATAAGGCTTTGGTTATTATGTTGTAAATAAGAGGTGATTTAATATTCCTGCTCCTGACGTTTTCGAGCGCTTCCCTGTACCGTTTGTTTTCTGCCTCTAATTCGGTTATGTGGGATTTATAATTTTTTTCATCGACAAATACATCCTGAATAGTATCACAATCATCACAGATAAAGCCATTCATGTACGCTTCTGATTCGTTTCGCTCTGTTGGTTCTATAACTCCATTTTCGTACGGTTCCTGATCTGGATTATAGTACCAATATCCAGACACTAACGCTGTGCGACCACCACATTTAATGCACGTTTGTTTAGGTTCCTCTAAAGTTTTTTGCTTACCCATTACCTTCCCCCTTCCTCAACTGGCAATAGCCTGCTTCAATGAGTTCTTCCCGTTGCTCAGGCATTTTCATAAACACCATCCAATGCGTATCTCCAGATTTTCCTGTACGGTGACCGACTATAGGCTTGTAGTCATACTCTATAAGTTTCAATACCTGACCTATCTTGATTTGATTTTCGTTCCATTTGAATATTAGTGTGCCGAATGGTTCCAGAACTCTCATACACTCATCGAACCCTGCTTTGATATCCAATTCCCATGTTGGAAGCAACACCCCGTACTTCTTGGCCATCCAGCTATCCTTTCCAAGTTTTAATAAGTGAGGTGGATCGAACACGACCATCTTAAAAGTGTTGTCGGGGTAAGGCATGTTTCTAAAGTCATGTTCTACATCTGGTTTAACTTCTAATGATCTACCATCACATAAAGTATGTGTTTCTGTACGTACATCAGCAAATAGCGCCTGTGGGTTTTTCTTGTCAAACCAGAACATCCGTGAGCCACAACAGGCATCAAGTATAAGTTTGCGGTTCTCCTTCCGGCTCAAGTCCGGTCTTGTGTTTTGTGTCATGGTTTCCCCTCCGATGTTTTAATAATGTCCTTAATTCTGTTGTTTGGCATGCACCACTTATACTTGTCACAAAATACATTTACATGCATCCTGCAAACTCTTTGGACTTCCCATTCTAATATTTGACCATCGTTAAACCTGTCAATTTTGAATTTATCCCCCTTCGTCATGGTCAATCCTCCTTTAAGTATTTAACAACATCCAGTAAGTCATCAATTAATACGACTACTGACCGTTCATCGCTATTTTCGGGACATTCAACATCCATTGTACGTACAATGATTTCAATCAGGCCAGTAGCATTGTTTCTTACAACTTGTTTGTTGAATGTGATAGTGTCTACGCCTGTTACGTAGCATTTAAGTTCCTGATTTGTCATACCTGTTATTTATTAATTGAGTAAATACTAACTGCCAGATTGCGGCCTATTAAATCGCGAACATCAAAATGCCATTCAAATAAGTGCTGAACTACCAAATAATCCAGATGATTAAGCCATCTATTGTCGTCCATTAACTGTCTGCATTGGTCGTGAAAGTTATGTGTGTCATAAAAATCTTCCATCCATTCAATAGGAACAATATTTTCGCCCCTTATCGTGGTTATCTCTCTTTCAAGATCAGATAATGGCCTGAGAACCGGCCGAAATATCGAAACATCCTTTCCTGTACTGCCGCCCTCATAAGTCACGTGCAATTGGTCAGCGATAAAATAATATCCGTTTACCTTGGCGTATTCGATGCCTACATAGTCAGATTTATGGTTTAATATTTTGATCTGCAAACCATAGGGCAGATACCATACTATTTCGTGGAGTTGTAGTTGATCTTTCATTTGGTAATATTTTCTAAAAAAGTTTCAATTTCTGGCTTTACTATTTGACCTGAAGCTGTATTTAATTGCCCTAAAAGTATTTGAGCATGATTTTTTATTTCTGGTGGAGTTTTTGGATTATCTCGAACTTTTATCAACTCATTCCAATGGTCAATATTTTTCATCTTACTTTGTTGGGGGTTGTGGTTTAACTTTTTCAATGAAATGAGTTACAGTTGTGTCATAGGCAATTACTCCTTGTTCAAAAAAACCTGCACCTATATACTTACCTTCATAAACATATTCAGATATTCCTTCCCTATAGAAATACACATCAGAGCCACGTTTAGGCAGCCTCTCCGTCACAGGCACCCACTCCGGTTGCATTTGGGAGATAGCCCATTTTGCCCCCACATTGAAACCTTCATCAAAAGGTTCTGCTTTGGTCTTACTGGCATATACTTTATATCCGTTTGCTGACGTTGCCGCTTGGGCTATTTCCTCTGGTGTTATCTGTTTCATGGTTCCTCCTTGTTTAAATCCTGTATTTTTTGATAACCTCATTCAACTCTTTCACGGAAGCTTCTTTCTCTGACCAGGTGATATAGCAAAGATTTTCACCAGACACTTCAACCTTTGTATCAAGTATGTCACCATCGTCATATTGCTCCCCTGTTAACCTAAGGGCTAAATTACCTAAGCCTAATTCAATGGTGTGTTTTTTAACTTCTGTATTCATATCTCTTTTTCTATTTTGTTTAATAACTCGGTTTCAAGGGAGAGAATTTTACCTCGGTTTGGCCTGATGTGATTGTTCCCAACTGTAACCTGCTTATGATGAGTGTCAATTTTAGTTGTCCCGTCATGGTAGATAACCTCTGCACTCTCAGCCGCCAACCTCAAAGCCTCCTTTACCTTTTCCTGGGCGTAGAGTTTGGTTGCTTTATCAACTCTTTCGTTGATAGCCTCGATCAACTTATCTTCCCGTTTAATGGTTCCAAATATGTGCTTTAAATAGGCTTTAAAATCCTTGTGCTTATATTCCCGTGCTACCTGGTCTTTTACTTCACTTAGTGTCATAATCTGTAGTTTTTCTATATTTGATTTATGCGTAAACAATTTCTACCTGGCTTATCCACAAAAGGGAAGATCATCTTTGTTGTCATTGTTGTCTTGTTTTTCTTGGCTACCAGAATACTTCTGCGTAGGTAGGGTTAGGTTTTGCCTAATTGTAACTACCTGTATTTCAGCTCCCGGATAAAATTATTATAAGATTTTAGCGTAGAATGGATCGTCGGCGTTTCCGGCAAAGAAGTTTTCAAGTAGTTCGTAATAAAGAACTTCGTTACCCGGCTGTCCACCTTCGGCACGAAAATATTTATCTCCGTTCTTTTCAGCCCACGATAAGGAGTCTACCATATGTGGAACACTTATCTTCTTGGCGTTGTATGCTGTTAAAGTACCGTAGTCATCCCAAAAACTAACACCCACTTTATGCGCTGCTTTCATGGCCCTGAAAACGGATTTTGCTGCCTTTAACTGTTCAGGTGTTAAGCTGAATTTTTCAATTTGTTCGTCTGTAATTTCCATAATCTGTAGTTTTTCTACCACCGCAACCCCGAACCTTGGTAGGTGTCGGGGCAGGTTATGCGTGTTTTTTCTTAATTATAATATCCGTTACAATCCATTGCCTTATGGTAAGGCATAGAGGTGTTATCACCAAAAGCATTTAAGCCCCAATTCTGCAACTCAGTTACACAAATAGCTATACGGCCAGCGTTATTCTCATCAAAATAAACCCCTTTTAAATTGATCCTCTCGTTAATTGAAAGTGATAAGTATGTTTTCATCTTCCTTCATTATTACAAAAGCTTCATTGCTTTTGATAGTTCAAATATAATACAATTGTATAATACATATTATCATTGATTTGTCATGTTGTATAAATCATTTGTATTATACTTTTATTCGTTATCTTTGCCTTTATGGATTTAAAACAATTCCTTGATGCGAACCCTTTGATTAACCAAGCTGAGCTTGCCCGTCTAATGTGGCCGGATAATCTTAAAACAGCTAGATCACGTCTTTCAAACAAGCTGAACAATGCAAAGGCCGGGTCAGGGAAACAACGAATTACAGACGATGATCTGAAACTCGCAAAGGACGCCCTGGTTAAACTTGGTGTTAACATAGATGGTTTTATTAAGTGATTACGACTTTACGTAATTAGGTTCATGCCTGTATGCTAATCGATTCATTTTAATTATCAATCTATGACAGTGACTTGTACCCCTTAAATAAGAATGTATTTGTCTTTTGTACCTCAAACAGTATTCTTTGTCAATAGCCGGGATGATAAGCCCTGAGTTTAGACCATTAGGGTAAATGGTATCCAAACCTTCAATGTGCTTTAATTCTTCTGAAAGTAGTTCATGCTTAGTCGATCCTGGCATGGATTTTAATAAATAGAATGTGAAATTGATCGGATGCAGGATTGAAAATAAAGGCCTATCATATCCGACTTCTCCACGTATATACTGCATAGCTCTAACGCGTATATTCATAGATGATCCCACATATAACAACCTCGTTGATTTGTCGTAAATCAAATACAAGCCCGGCCCTTCAGGTAAATGGCTGACAGATTTTTTATCCCGTTCCAAACATGCCCCGCTTGTGCCCATTTTATTTTTAGCTATTCTTCCCATAGTTTACTTCTTTCAAAAGGTAGTTTAAGACCATACAAGCCAAACCACAATACCAATAACCACCACTATTGCTATTATCGCTGGCAAACACCCTCCCCATCCCTTTTCCTGGCTTACCAGCTCACCTCCTTGCTGTGATATTATCTGCATAGCCTCTGACTTGGTGTAGAGTTCAGTGGTAAGCCCTCCGTTTGAATGTCTTACACGGTATAGTTTTTTGTTGAATTCCATTTTTACAATTCGTTTAAGTATTCCAGTTTTTTAATTCTCTCTTTAGCAGCGTCCACAAAAAAGCCAGTCTTTTTAATCCATATGTAGTTTTTAAGTGCCAGTATTTCGTCTCTGACCTCATACGACATTGAAGCTGCCTTTCTCCTGTCAATTAAATCCAGTGTTTTAATCCTCTTTGCTACAACATAGTACGGAACACCTATAGCGCGTGCCATCTGGCTAACTTCCATCTTGTGGCGATTGTCGCTAATGAATTGGTCTAAAAGTGTCATGGAATTTTTTCATACTTACCACATGCAGGGAAATTTACCCTATGATCAGTGGCTGGGCCATTGCTAGTCTTCCTCAGATCGCATTTATAATACCTGTTACCATAACTTTTGCAATACAAGTGGCTGCAATTTTTGCATTTTGCTCCTTCAGGGCCTTTTCCGTACACAGCAATGCATGGATTTATGGTAAATTTTCCACTTTTGTTTTTGCTGTTACGAGCCTTTAAAACTTCATCTTCTCCAAATAAATTATTCATATTACAATAGGTTTAATTGGTTTTCTGGAACAACTTCTACCAAAGGGCTTAGTATTTTATCTATGGCCATATCGAAATCTTTTTCAAGTCTTTTTGATTCCGATGCGGCAATGCTTGAATTTGTCCTTTTATATTCCGCCTGGCTGAGTCTCATTTTTTTGCCTAAATCAGCTAATTCAATTATATTTTTCATCTTATATTCAAATTATAAATCCATGAATTTCATTAGTGCCCCATTGAATCTTAGTGGCACAGTGTCGCATATTCCATTACGGTTCTTGCCAAATATTACTTCAACTATACCTGCGGTGCTTTCACCATACTCATCTTCGGTATACCCATAGTACTCAGGACGATAAAGGAACGCTACTTGGTCTGCGTCCTGCTCAATAGAGCCAGATTCACGCAGATCAGAGAGTAATGGCCGTTTGCCATTGATTCCAGGCCTTGATTCCAGTGCCCTGCTCAGCTGGGAAAGGGCTATTACAGGAATGCCTAACTCCTTTGCTATGATTTTAAGCCCTCGGCTAATTGTCCCTATCTCCTGTTCCCTGTTACCTCGCTTATCCTTTGTGCCGGCCATGAGCTGCAGATAGTCTACAACCAACAAGCCTATGCCGTAACGCTCCTTCATTCTTATCGCCTTTGATCTCATGGCAGTGATGCTTATACCCGGAGTGTCGTCTATGTAAATGTTTGAATCAACCAGAGGTCCGATCTTATTGTGGATCTGCATCCAGTCGTACTCTTCCAACCTGCGTTTTTTAATTTTGTCCTGGAACACACCGGACTCGCTGGATATCATCCTGTCCGTAAGCTGCTCCTGACTCATTTCAAGAGAAAAAATACCAACTGGAACCTTGTGCAATATTGCTGCAGCCTTTGCAGTTTCCAGGACAAAAGCCGTCTTGCCCATTGCAGGCCTGGCCGCAATAATTATTAGGTCTGTATTTTGCCATCCGTTGGTTAGCCTGTTAAGCTCTGTAAATCCTGTCCCTACCCCTGTAAGTCCTTCTAAGCTTTGCTTCTGATACTCGTACAACCTGCCCTTTACAGCGTCAGAAATATGGATATCATTCCGTCCGTAGGTACTTTTAACCGAGTTGTAGACATCGCCCTGGTGTTTCTCCACGAGTTCAAAAACATCTGTGGTGTCATCGTAAGCGCTAGTTATTGTTTCCGAACAAACCCTTATCATTTCACGCTGTATGAACTTTTGTTCTATGATTTTGGCATGATCTACAATGTTGGCTGAATTGGCAACCCTACCCATAAGACCAGTGATAAAGAACGGGCCGCCAACCTCTTCTAAAGTTCCTTGGTATCGCAATTCTGCAACTACCGTCATCATATCAATAGCGGATGATTTAGCAAACAAGGCACATATTGCCGCGTAAATTCTGCGGTGAGAAGGAACATAAAAACTATCCGGTTTCAGCAGATCAGACACCCTTGCTAGTGCTGATGATTCCAAAAGAATGGCTCCTAAAACACATTCTTCCAGGTCTGGGGCCTGAGGTGGTAATTTTCCTATTTGATTACTATTTCTCATAATTTACTGTGGTCAATTGGTTTTTTACGTTGTGTGGGTACTTCTTCTGGTCTTTTGTTAACCCAGTTGATGAAGTGCGATCTCAAGTCCGGCACATCTTTCCACAGGACTTTTGATAATCCTTTTTGATCTTTTAGAAACTGGGGAACAAGCAATTCGAGAGCTTCTATTGTTTTCTTAGTTCTTCGGATGGCTAGTAAAGCAAATTCATCGTTAGAAAAACTTAATTCAACCTCTGCCATTGTGAGAGAAATAAAAGACGCCGGAGTTGTTACCGCCTTTACTACTTCTTCTCCTTTCTTTTCCTTTCCTTTCTTTTCCTTTATAGCATTGCTATCGGTATGCGAACGCATAGCGTTTGCACCTTCCCATCTTTTTTTTGCCGATTCTTTGGCTTTAAACGACTTTTCTGCTCTGTCGTCCAATCGCTGTTGTACAGATTTTGACGAAAAATTTTCACCATTAATTACGAACAGATCGAAGTCATTTATGATACTTTCTATCACATTTTTCTTAGTCTTTAAATCTGATGCAATAAGGTCGCAATCCATTGGCAATGCGTTCGCATTATTGTATAAGTCCTCTATAATTGCCCAGAATATGCCATACCCCAAATACCCATGTTTTGCAATCACTTTGCGTATTTTCATGTCCGTGCGGGCATTATAATCGTGCTGAAAATAGTAGGTATCCTTTGACATTATATTTATGTTAATGAGTTTGAGAATTGATATGCTCCATTTCAGCTTTCATGAAGCTTAGGATTGATCTAAGCGCATCTAACCGGTGCGATAGGCTTCTGGTCAATCGTTCGGATAAAGTGTGGTAGTAAGTCTCCTTTTTGGCCTTACCAAAGAATACATACTTCTTATCCGTGGCTGACATTGCAGAATATTGCTGATCAAGTGCCAGTTCCATAAGCTTTTGATCTTTGGTTGCCTCTGCAAGGGCCATACAGTGAGAAGCGGTGCTTTGCAGTGCGGACAACTCGTTAAGCTTACCTACAACCTCGTCTCCGTTTGTTTGGTCTATATCCTGGCTTATTGCATTACCGATCTGATCGGTCAACTGCTTTAGTAGTTCTAAGCTCATTACTTGATGGATATTGTTAGACCTAATTTTCCACTTCTCACAGGCGGATTTACTGTGTAAGTTTCTCCGCTGTTTGTATCAACCATTTCAGTAGGCTTAACTATTTTCTTAAGTAATTCCTCTCTGGCTTTCAACTCTTTGGTAAGTTCGTCATGCCTGGCTTTCAACTCTTCATATTCCACATCACCACATGAAGAGAAATCATATTTAACACCAGACTCGCGTTGTGCTACCTCTGTATTATGAATTGAGTATACCTCACCTTTTGCAAGTCGCTGCTTGTCCTCTGCAATTGGACGGATTGACTTTTCAAGTGCAGTAAAGAGTTCCTGGCCCTTCTTCGCGTAAACCAATGCTTTTATCGGATCAAAGAAACCCTCTGTTACTGATAGCGTTGCCATACGTACAGTTTCTGATATATATTGCTTGTTTAAATCAATGAGATTAACAAGATTGAAGTTTAGTCCTTCTGGAACTATATTGCTGGTTACTGATAATTGATTTTCCATTATGCTGCTTTTAATTTATCTGCCCACTCTTTTTTAATTCTGAATGCTTTGGTAGTCTTATTTAGAACCTCTTTGTCTCCTGCCTTTATCTTTTCCATAGCTTGGTTGAACATTTTCTCTGTTAGCCAAGGCCTGTTGTCCTGACCTTGCTGCTTTTGATTTTCTGTTTTACCAGATGCTTTATTAGCGTCATCATCTTCAGCCTGAATGCCTAGTTGAGACTGTAAAGCGTATCTTCTGTAGAATGTTATACAGCTACCCACCTTCTGAGGGTCGTTTAACTCAGGCAGCTTTAAAGAGCTTTCGTTGATCTCACCAGTGTCAAGGTCAATAATCTGTGATACAACATGTCCATCGATGATCGGTTGTAAAAGCAAAAGATCGTTTAACACAAGTGATTCTTCTACATGATCCAACAAAAGGTTGATGTCAAAGTAATGGGAATTGTAGTAAGGGTTAGTTAGTGTTTTCCTTATCTTACCAAGTTCAAATTTTACTTTAGCAAGCTTTTTGTTTAAGGCTAACTTTTGATTTATAACAGCTTCCATTTTGTTAAAGATTAATTGTGATTATTGTTAAAATGATTAATACTGCTGTAGCAATACCCGCAATCTTCAATACCTTGAAGAAGTCTTTTCGCTCTACATCTGATGTAGGCACCTGGAATTCTATTTCTTCAAATATTTTCATCGTCTGTCGGCATTAAGTTCCTGAATCGTAACTACGTGCGGCTTATCAAAACACATCTTGAATGCTACTATTATAAATAGTAATGCTAACATCAATGCGAAAATCTGAACAACGGGAACTGGTTTAACCTCCTGGTTTTTATAGTCCATTTTAGTGATGTATTTTGGAGCTTTCATCTCATTTCCTCCACATCGAAAACTGGAACAGCTCCACCATTGAGTACAGATAAAGCATTTTTGTTTTCTTCAATCCTGGCGTACTCTATTGCAAGAGCAGCACCGTTATCAATAGACATTTCTTTTACATCTTTTTGAAGTTGCGCTATCCTTAGTACAAGAAATTCACGCGTTTTATTTGCCATATTCATTATGCTGCCAGATTAAATTGTTGACGTATGTTCATTAACTCTATCTTTCCTGCGATGCACCGGGCCACCATAGCCATATTTTCATCGTAGTTTTTAGGATTGTTGTCCTCCATGGCAAGTCGCTCCGCCAAATCCAGCATTTCAATCCTTTGGTTTATCAGTTCAATATTCATGGCTATTTAAGTTTATAGGTTAAATGAAGAATTCTAATAGAGTCCGCAGTTGACAAACCATATTTGTTATGGTGAGCGCGTGAATTAATAATCTTGTGGATTGCCATATTTTTCATAGCTTTGCTTTGTTAAAAGATTAATTGATTATTCGATTAATTGAAGCCGGATGTTAAGCCCATTCGGCTTTTTATTTATTAGTTCTTACTAATTCGTATGCTGGTCTGTTATCTGATTTAGCTATAGCCTCAATCTGGGCTCTGTCAATCCTCCATTTTGATGATGAAGCCCCAACATCTTTATGAACTTCAAGCACTCCATCCCTAATCCATTTATCAACCTTACCCCTTTTGTACATTCGGTAAGCCTGAGACTTGCTTATAGTTGCACCCAGCAAACCAGCCTTAGTTAAGGCTATATTAGCCCCTATTTCAGCTGCATCTGCAAGCATAGATTGAAGGATACTTTTTGGTAGGGTGATTTCCATAGCTATGCTTTTCTGTGAACCAAAAAGAATCCCGGCTCTGATTTCATATCAGTTTTGAATGTCCTACCTGGATATTTCAATTTCATTTCCCGGCTTAGAAGCGGCGCAATAGCAGGTCTATCCTCTGGCAATGCTCTCAAAGGCTCTCCATTCGCTTCCAGTTTGCCAAGTTCCTCAACCCAACTGAATTTCTTTTTTGGAGGCCTAACAACCTTAAGTTTTGCTGTTTTCATTATATTATACCTTTAATTGTTGCCCAATGAACCATTTCGCTTTTACCAGAAAGCCCTGTTATATCTTGAATCGTCTGATTATGTTTTTTAACTGTTTCTACAGAAATGAATAGTTTGTCAGCAATTCGCTTATTATCTAATCGCGACAGCTTAAATACTCGTGTTTGCGCTGCACTTAGCATAATTCCGTTTACCATGATGTTTCCGCACGCCTTACCTTCTTGGGAACACTGCCCTCTAAAAGGGCAAGGAACATACTCCGGCTCGGATAGATTGCCTTTTGCATCAATGTCTGGCTCATGATTAATTGCCCCGTAATTACACATAGTAAATTTTTCAAGTTTCAATTCAGGGTCATTGCCCACCAGGGCTTCAATTGCTTTTTCCTTTGCCGGCTGCGACTTCATGGCCCGGAAAAGAATATTTTTAATCGAATTAGAAACCATTGAAAAATCAACAGGCCGTCCGCCAGACAGACTCATCAATTTCAAAGAGCCACTATCAAGTACAGTAAAGAACTCTGTTGAGTTGTCAAGTAATCCAGCAGGTATTCTGTTTGTTGTCATTTTACTACTTATTGGTTATTGAACTATGATTAGTTATATTTACTTTTGTTGTGTTGACAATACAAATATAGATGACATTTGTCAACTAAACAAATATATAGATGTCAAATGTCACTATAATTACATAACTATTTGATAATCAGTGCAAAAAATATTAATTTACAGATGACAAACGACACCAGGCTTGTAAAAAGGAGGTTTATTGAGGTTCGTGAAGCTTTAAAAAAAACACAAGCAGAGTTGGCAAAAGCCATCGGTGTAGACAAATCGGCAATTTCTAAAATAGAAAGTGAGAAGGAAATTAAAAGAACTCCTACGTTAAAGGTGTTAATTGCCCTTGAGCAAGAGTTCAATGTAAATAGAAACTATATCACTGACGGGGTTGGTTCAATATATATAACTGGAAGTAGACCAAGATTAGAAGCAATTCCTAAATTTGTTTACCCAGATCCAGAAATGTTTGAGGGGAATGATCATAAATTTGCTTACTCAGAGGGCGAAGCAATAGCGATGAGGGTTAAAATTGTCCCCGCTAAATCACAATTAGGGTACTTTAGAGGATTTGGAGACCCAGAATATATGGAGCAATTCGACTATGAAATTATTGATGTTGATAAAGAGCATTTCGGAAACTACAACGGGTTTGAAACGGTTGGGTGGAGTATGGTTAATACTACATCAGAAGAGTGGCTGTTAAAAAGTATTTTTCCTGGGAAATTTGTAATTGGAAGGGAATTGGACAGGCATCATTGGAAAAACAAATTGCACATACACAAAAACGAAGCATGGATAATTGTCCATCGAACTGAGGGTGTAATAACGAAGGAGATAACCAAACATGATGTTGCCACTGGAATGATTACCGTTCATTCTTGGAATCCTGATAAGACCGAATACCCCGATGAAGAACTATTCTTAGGTGACATAGGCCAGATTTTTAATGTTGTTAAGATAATCGACCGAAGAAGATAAATTAATATTAAACATTTTATAACAAGTAAATTAACGTATGAAAAACCTATTTGTATTACTTTTATTTGCCTCTTTCGCTTTAAGTAGCTGTAAAAAACAAGAACCATATGAAGGAGTTGAGTACACCATAAAAACTATAGTTGAAGATGACCTTAGTTACTCAATTAAAATCGGCAACCAACAAACTACCAATTACAATGTTGTTCCACCAGCAAAAAACGCATCCACAACATTTAATTATGGTGACAAAAAAGGAACTATTGTGACCTTAGTGGCCAAGGTTAATGATTATTACCCAGATAAGCCGATAGAGGTTATCGTTAGTAAAACTAATACAGGTGAAATTATTACCAGTAAAAAGTCCACCAAAGAAGTAGTTTTAGTTTGGACAATTAAATAGCAATGAAAAAAGTAGTATTAATTATCGCGTGTGCTATACCATCTGCTGCAATAGCACAATCTGCGGTTAAATATGACCCATTTGAGTATTTCCTAGCTTTCTTTATTGCACTAATTGTGATCCTGGTGCTAAGAGAGGTTTTTACTTGGTACTGGAAAGTGAACATTATAGTGAAAAATCAATCTGAACAAATTAAGCAGCAAATTGAAACCAATAATTTATTGAAGGAACAAATTGACCTTTTGCGCACACAGATAGAAATGAAAATTGATGCTGTAAATAACGAAAAGAGATAATGGAAAAGGAATACACAGAAACTTTGCTGAAAGACATTGACCATGCGAAGTCAAATGAAGAAAAAATTCACTTGATGTCGATATTATTGGCTGATCTGGCAAAGGAAAATCAAGAACTAAAAGGCGTTATTACTCAATTAACAGAAGGTCAGTCGAATTCAGCAAAATTTGCTACTGAAGCTAACAATTTCAATTCTGAAGCCTTAAATAAAATAGATTATCTAGCTGCTACGCTTACCAAAGTGGCTGGAACACTAAGCAAGTATGTTGAGGAAACAAACGCACTGACAGAATCAGTAACCCGAATAACAAATGATCAATTTGGATATGAGGAAAGATTCTTGCACCTAGCTAATCTATTAAGCAATGCCAAGTAAAGCCACAAAAATAGATTTAGATATAGCAGCCAGGTTTAGAATGGTGCGCGAGTTCCTGGACCTTTCTGGCTCTCAAATGGGTGAAGTATGCGGCCTGGACCAGTCCATGATCTCTTATATTGAATCCGGAAAGCGTGAACTACCAACACATTCTATTAAAAAACTCTACTTGAAGCACGGCATTTCCCCTTTGTACCTGGTATCGAACATACTTCCTATGGTTTATCAAAAGAAAACCGATTTGTCCATCGAAGATCAGGTTAACGAACTGCGGGTCGAAGTTGAGTTAATGAAGATAAATTTAGCCCAAACAGCCACCAAAACTTGACATTACTGGGTGTTATCAGGTAAATATGGCCCATACTTAGGAATTAACGCAACAACTGATGCCTGAACACGATCTATAAGACTCCAATCTGGTGCAATATAGATGTCTGTAACTGTTCTTTCGGTTTGATTTAAAGCCTCTGCAACATCTTCCTTGCTAAACCTACAGATTCGCCTGGCCCATGTGCCTACACAATGTCTGAGGTCGTAAAAATCAATATTAGGTATACCTGTCACCTCACTTAAAATCAGTAGACCTTTGTCGATAGCTTTGTTTAACCCGCCTTTAGTCGAGTACATCAGCTGCAGCTTGCCTGCATATTTATCTATCAATAACCGCGCTTCTGGAATTACCTTAACGCTGATAAATGCATTGTCCCTTCGTTTTCTTCTGGTCTTTGCCCGGTTATACCCATATCTTGCCCCTATCTTTACAGGATTAGGCATTTCATACATATCGCCAGCATTCATTCCCAGCATGTAGAAAGAAAGCAATGCCAGGTCACGGGCTAGTTCTGCGCGGCTGCCAGGCGTAAGCTTTGCCCTCATTATGGTTACAACCTCTGATATAGGCCTACTCCTGTGTTCAGTCATCGGAGGTGAGCCGACCTTATACTTTTTGAAGGGGTAGTGTGGTATCCTGATAATCCCCCTATCTTCATCATTGAACAAATTTCTGGCTTCATTGAATAATAGCCTTAAATCTCTCATGTGATTATGAAGTCCAGCGTCAGATAGACCATCCCGGCGCATTTCTACCGTCCCGCCTTTATTCTTTGGCCGGACAAAAACTCTGGGCTTTCGCAGATATGCTTCGTATTTATTTAGAAAATTATAGTGGATCTCATCAATTCCGGCCGATTCTCTTTTGAAATAATCAACCAAGCTATTATATACTGTCGCCAAAGGCTTCGCGCTGCTTGCCCTGGGCGAATTCTTCATATCCTCAATGAACTTTTTGCAAAAAGCCAGAAAGTCTATTTTGTCATCCCCTGTTTTCTTGCCGGCCGCAAGTAAAACAGTCTTTAATTCAACTGCACTCAACCGATCTACTGTCTCTACATTATCACTGATCCAATCCCGGTACTCCTTAAGCTGTGGAGCTACCCGGTCCAGAACATATGCATCTTTAATGATCAGCGTTTTGCTTTCCTTGCTCTTTTTACCAAGTTGGGACTTGTTAACCCAGTGGTTGGTGTCAATATAAGCGGGCTTTCCTTTGTGCCAAATTCGTATATTTACATTCCAGGTACCATCAGACTTTTGGTTTCCTCTTTGAATTACTGCGGATATTGTTGCCATAAGTTCACTAAGTTTTCACTAAGTTTTAGTGATTCAAATTAACAACAATTCCTGTAAATTCTAACATGATATTTTGGAAGATTATGACAATTTGAGGTAAAATCAGCCTTTAGGACACAAAAAAACCCTCTAAAGCAATTTAGAGGGTAGTGCGCCCACCTGGGCTCGAACCAGGGACCAAAAGATTATGAGTCTTTTAACCTTAATTCACAACATGTTAATTATTAATTGTTTAAATGCTATTAAAAAATAACGACTAAGTATTTACTCAGTTCTCTTTAAAAAGCCCCTCAGTAAGAAGGGCTCTTAGACTAAGCTCCTTTTAATTTTTTTTACACAGTACGCGCTCATATTATTAGGACTGTACAACACAATTACTAAACATATTAGCTGATTACTAAAAAATTGCTAAGTTCACAATTGTTAATTGAAAATTATTTTTATAATAATATTGATTAAATCATTTATAAATTGTTTATAATTGTTCTCAATTACCAACATTTGTATTTGTAACAATTGAAATAAGTAAAACTAAAGTGGCATCATTTTCGTTATATTCAGTGAACACAAATACAAGAAAGGCGGTAATTATGAAAAATAAAACAATTTTTCACATGCTAATAGACGCTATTAAATCTTTCTTTACCTCGACTAATGGTCAGTTTCTGATTCACGAGGTTAAACTTCCAATAGAAGTTCGCGAATATGAAAAAGAGATCTTAAATGATTTTGAAATGAGGGGGCCTAGAGAAGATAAGATCAATTTAAAGCAAGACGCGAACAACTTTAAAAAAGACGTGAAAAATGCTGTTGATGACTATTATGCAGAACACGTATAATGGCTAAACAGCATAGATCAGTAAGGCAGAATCAAGTTGCTTCCGGCAACGGTAGAGGAGTTTCTTATGAACAACATGAAAGCTATGACGACAGTTTACTCCCTGAAGCAGCAGAGCTAGCACGGCTTAAAGACATAGACCCAACTATTATTGATTGGATTAAAGCAAGAACAGAAAAAGAACAAGATTCAAGACTTGATTTTAATGCAAGGAAAATGGATTTAATTGAAGCAAGTACAAATAAGGCTTATAGAATTGATTGTTTAACGAGTACTTATGCTTTTATTATTGTAATAGCCGGTATGTTCTTGTCCTGTTTTTTAATAAAAGAAGGACAAATTCTTACTGGAACTTTTTTCGCTGGCGGCACAATAATTTGGGCAGCAAGTCTATTTCTAAATTTTAGAAAAAAACAAGACGAAAAGAAAAGCCCGAAATCTTAGTAAACAGGCTTTTGCATATCAATCACTTTTTTAGCAACATATACCCCCCTGATACAACACCGTTCCATTGATTTTCAGATGGATCATACATGTATCTTCCCCTTACTTCTACCCTGCCGAGTCCAATGTTTATGGACGGCCCGGCCGCAAACGACTTTGTCCTAAAGTTGTATTCAGAAATCGCCTGCAGATCAGCTCTAAAGAACGGTTGTTTTTGTTTTACTGTTAAGGTTCTTGCTCCCTTTATGGTAAACCTTGGATCATTGGAATATATGTCCATGTAAAACCTGTTTCCTGTAAGCCAGTTGCCTTTATTATATTGAGTGGTGATAAGGTCTGCATCGTATCCTGCGTTGAATGTAGCGCTTTGCATGCTGTCCTTTGGTACATTTACCGAGAGACGGAAATGATCGTCTGAATGGGTGTATGTAGTGGCCAACTCAGTAACTTTTCTTTCGAGCTGCTGGTTTCGAACCTGCAGGTTTGCTGCTACTACTGTTACTTGAATCAGTTTATCCCTGGCAATATTTAAAGCGGCCACCGTGTCCAGCAGATCAGCGTTTAGTTTGTCCAGTTCATTTGGGTCTATTTCCTTTGCCATTTTAGCAATGGTATGTCCAAGACCGTTTGCATCTACGCTTTTTGCTATGATGTCTGCCTTTGTCTCAACTTGCTTTTTGGCTGCTTCCTCAATAGGACTTTTGTTCTTGTGGTTATTAGCCTTCTCGTATAGGATATATAAATAAACACACCCGGCCGTAATGCAGATGAAAGCGCCAACAATCAACCAATTAATTAATGTTTTCATTTTTCTTATTGTTTGAGACGCTATCCTTTATCGATTTCAGTTTTTCGATAACGCCAGTGGTTACAAGTAATGAGGTCGTTAATTTGTCATTCTTCTCTCTTTCTTCCTGGTATGCTTTCTTCCAGTCATCAGCATCGCACGCCGGACGCTTAGCTATAATACCGACAAGTACAAGGCAAACAGAGAACAATACTACTACTGTTGCCCCCCAAGGATATTTTTGCATTTTTTCTGGTGTCGGTATTCTTACTGTCATATAGTTATTCTGCTATTTCAAAGTGCATCCAATCATAATTTCTCTCCCGGCCAAGGGATATAAACCCATGCTTATAAAAAATATCTATCATTGGTTTGTATTCTGGCCGTGCAAATCTGGCTGTCTTTGACGTTTCGTGTAAAAGGTTCCTATCAGGGTCAATATCGATTGCTGTTCCCCAGGAATGCCTCGATAGCGTGCTTGCACTTCCCCTCATCAGTCTGTAATTGAAGCAACCACCGTACAAGTCAATTCCTAATTCTACTATCTTGGCATATCCATAGTGAGCCAGGATTTCAGTAAATACCGCAACCAGTCTGTCTGCAATAAGCTTGTGGCATTGTATTTTAGTAACATAGCTATTTCTGTCCCATGCCACGCGCATTTTAAACGGCAGTGTAATGGTCGTAAGGTATCCTTTGCCTGTTGGGTTAGGGACACCATATCTTTTGTTAAGCTGATCTGTGGTTATCATGGCTTTACGTCGTCAGGGTTAGTTACCGGAAGTTTTGCAACAACAGATATTACCGCCCCAGCTGTAAGTAAATATCCTCCAACTGTAGCAATCTTTTCAGGTACTCCTGGAATAGCTATTAATCCACCGCCGACAGCAGACAAGTAAAGACCGAAGTATTGTAATTTCTTGAAGAACTTAGGACTGTTTGCAGTCAACCGGTTCCATAATTCTGTTAAAAATTTCATATGTTTTTATGTGAGCGCCTTTTATTAATGTTTAATGTACTATCTTTAAAATGTCTCCTGTTCGATACACATCTCCAACTACAAGCCCTCCCGATAAAGCAGCAGCATTGTCTGAGTATTCTGAAACTGACCCAACATTCAGAAGTCCAGTAAGTATTGTTTTAGTAGTTCCTGTTGGAATTTTAATTACAGGAGTACCAACTCCATTTGTAACTAAAAGATCGTTGCTGGAGCCGTGATTTGTTGATATAATTGTCCCATGATCGGGATCTTTATATATCTTACCTACTGTATATGAGTCACTCCCCCATGTAAATCCTTTTGATGTCCTTAGTGTTCCTTGAATCTCAACTCTTGTATCTCTGCCTAGACCTATAGCTACAGTATCATTTAGAATACTAATTCTAGGAATCTCTATATTGTTTGTAGCTGTAACAGCCTGCCATTCTGTATCAAATCCAGGCGAGGTTTTTCTAATAATAAAGGTATTATAGCCCACTCTTTTCCAGTTTGTTCCATCATATGCCTCTGCTGTTACACCTCCAATGTAATCATTGTTTATAGCTGCAGTTGGACTGCTTGGTGTTCCTCTAGCCTTTCTGTTGGTAATATGCGCCCCATGGTCAGAGTCACCATACTCTTCCGATAAAATCCCCCTAGGCAACAATTCTTCATAAACGTTATATTCGTTAATTACCCTTAATTTTGTAATTGCGGAACTGCCTCCGTCTTCAATTAAAACATTTGTGCTATTTTTTATTTTGCCCGCCACTGATTTTAACGCTCCAGTAGATGTAAGAGAGTCAGAGTGTATGATTCCAGCTACATCTAAATCATATTTAGGGTTATTTTTATTCACACCAACATTTCCATTATGGTTAACGACGAATCTTGGCGACCATATGTTACTTGGTACACTTAAAGGCGCCTCAGATGTGGAGATACCAAAAACATTTGTGCTGTCAGAGGCATCCCCAAAGTACATAACTTGGTATTTTCCACCCTCCATACCTCTTAAAAAAAATGCATTTTGCACACCTGGCTCTGTATCGATGTTGAAGCCATACAGTGTATCTGCTAATTCTGTATAAAGGAAGTCTACACCTCCAGGGTACTCAAGTAATTTTTGCTTGCTTGAGTAGTTATTAAAGTTTACAACTCCAGTAATGTTTCCACCGGTAAGCTTTAATCTGTTATCTAGACTGTCGGAAATGGAAGCTTTAATGCTATCTAATGACCTTTGGTTAGCAATGACCTCAAACTTGCTGGCTATACTTCCAGCTCGCGTTTTTCCGTCAGTTGATTTATAAATCTGAATAGCCTTGCTTGTTATCGGTGAGCCTGGCAAATTATCCGATGTCTGCCCATACGCAAATGCACTGACCAGGATAAAAAGTGTAAGTAATTTTAAATGTTTCATGATTATTGGGCTCCTATCCCTTGAAATTTTGATTTTAAATTGTTTGTGTCGGAAACGGCTTCCTCCCAGGTAGGCTTATAGACGTTTCCATCATTCCTGTAAATCACTACATCACTCATGTTATTGATCATGTTGGTTACTGGCCGCTGAGAACTGTTCAAGTTAAAGCCGAGATTATTAAAGTAGTAAAGTGTTCCCCGCGTATTATACAGATCGAGCAGCTGGCCTTCCCATTCCCGGACGGTATTCATTTGCCCAGCGGTATTGTTGTATACACGCGCATTCGCAGCCTTTAACCTGGTCGGAAATTTATCCGCGTATTCCATCATCCAAGGCGGCAATTGTATTTCAAATGCACCATACTTGTGGCTGTTAAAGGCAATGTTGTTATAAATCAGTAGTTCTTTTGTTGCTTGCCCGAAAGATGCCGTCCACGCCCGGAGCAGATTGCCCGAGTGGTTCGTTACTTTGTTGTCATGGAACGAACCATTCCCGTACATGGCAAATACTCCCCAATGGTACCCATTAGGCGCTTTAGGGTCGCTGAACACATAATTGATATGGTCAATTGTGTTGCCCGAAATTTCAAAATCTTCAGCCGCTCCAACCCAGACCACCGTTCCAATTTGTGGGCAATCTTTTACACTATTGTTCAAGAATTTGAAGTTCCGGGTAAGCCCATAAATACCATCATCCTCATATCTACCGTCAGAACTGAAACCCTGCGAGGTATTTACAAACGAAAGCCTCTCCAGTGTCCAGTTTTTTGATATAGTTGCATCAGTGCCGTCGTAGCGGGTATTGGATTTGTAGGTAATTACATAGTCTCCAATGTTCCGGAATGACAAATCATGTAGCTTTACATCGCTGCTCAACCCGTTAAACTGTATGGACCGGTAACTTTGATCAATAAAAGAAGCCCCGAAAAGCTCAAACCCCTGAACAGGGCCGAAATCCATGCTCGAATTTTTAAATGTCACGCCGGTAGCATCGATTTTAACATTGCTGCCTTGCTCCAGGTATAGCCATATACCAGTATAAGTGCCCGGTTTGATTTTGACGGTAACATTGCTCAACTTTCCAAGCAGGATCTGCTTACCGTTTTCAAGAGTGACTTCCTTCACCACTTCCGGAGATGTCACTGGCGGCAATGTCGCATTAAGGTAGGCTAGTTTAAAATCGGTGCTTGCGAGCGACGGAACGGCAGTCCTGCCATTTGAGTAATAAATAGTGTTGCCCCTTACCTCATACGTTACGCGCTTTTTGGTTGCCGGGTCAACAATATATCCACTTTGCGCCCAAACGTTGGCACAGCTGAAAAGGATGGTAGCTAAAAGCATGAACTTTCTCATATATTTATTTTAAAGGTTTTTCTCAATAATTTTGATTGCGCACAAAATGCCATACTGAACATCACCTGCAGGGGCGACTGACATTGGAATTTCCCCTGCAGGTGAAGCTGTTTGGTTTAGAAATTCGACCATATAGAGGGTGTTTTCATTTACCCCATCTAAAAATTGCGTTACGCCATTTACTGTCACGTTTGTAGCGTCCTGCGGATCGTAATACTTGTATGCTACAGCAAACCTTATATCGTACAATTTGCTGGGGTTTAGGCCCGTTAAGGTTAATAATTTAGGATTTGCTGCAAACTGATCCGTGTATACTATTGATTTAAAAACTCCCTCAGGAAAGAACTCATTGCTCAATACCATGTCGTCCATATTGTCCCGGCTCCAATTAGCACCCCCTGAAATAAGTTTAATATCAGTAGGGTTTCCATCATCTGTCAATAGCACCATATCGCTATCCTCCGGCCACCAGTTCCAACCTTCCAGGGAATTTGTAAAACCCGACTGATCACACTTGATGTTTAGTACACGGCCAGGTTCCGGTCCACTGGCTTCCCACACGAGATGAGTACCTTTGTAAAGCTTGCTTACCAGTGAATTGCCAAAATAATAGGCTGATATGTCCTGAGTCCCAATTTTCATATTATAATGTAGAATGTATTAGCATCAGGAGTCAATCCGTCATACTCAGCTTGAGTACACGAAACGATGTTATTAACCTTTGATCCAAAAGAATCTGTAGCATTGCTTATTTTGTCAGAAACAGCGGTTTGCACAAAGGCAGTAGTTGCAATTTGTGTAGTGTTAGTGCCGCCGGATGCAGTAGGCGCGGTTGGCGTTCCTGTTAGTGCAGGAGAAGCTAAGGGGGCTTTCAAGCCAATGTCTGTGAGAATTGAAGCAACGCTGCCGGATAGTTTTTGCAAGGCCTGCATAATCGTATCGGTAGCAGCAACGGCAACGTGAGTAGTTCCAGCCACAAACCCAGTAAGTAATGCACCAA